CATAGCGTCACATTGTGCCTTATCCAGCTCACTCGGCTGCGTGGTGGCATCGGGATGACTATGCACAATCCCCGTTACGGTTCCCCATTCTTCTGCTGCAATATAATCCTCCGGAGATAAATGAAACTGTTCCGTGGGATTTTCCGCGATATTACGGCAGGGAAAGTAGCGCTCCACGCGCGATTTTTGCGCCACCACGCCACAACATTCAGCCGGATAAACCTCTGCGGCATGGGCCACGATAGCCTGTATCGTTTTCTCTCTCATACTATTGCCTTATCAGTGCTGCACCCGAAAAGCCGCCAAACGGCACCGGATTGTTTTCACCATGCCGCTTTTGACAATCGCTGAGTAACCCACCGCATTTATCCTGACTCGGATCATCAACCGGCTGCCCATTCTCATCAAAGTAGCGCGTGCCCGCGTAATCACACCCTTTACCCGTTCGGTACCAACCGCGTGAGCACCATGTACACAGCGAGTGGATCTGGCGCGTCGGTATTTGCAGGCCACGTAAATCAGCAGGGCTCGCCAGCTCAAACTCAACGGTTTCATCGTTTTCGAGTGACTTACGGTCAATATAGTAAACCTGCTTTTTTTCCTGCTCGGGATCGGCGGTGGGGTTGCCTTCGGGGAAGTTCTTAGCATCGAGGTAGTGAACCATCGTGTCATGGATTGTCACTTTGGCCTGTGCCATATCATCAAAGCGCAGACATAACGCCGTGATAAGCCCATCAATATTGGACACGCTCAGCGTCGGCTGCGCGGCCTGTCCATCCGTGGACATTTCCAGCCCCTCAACCTGCACCGCCCATGGGCCATACTCATTCCCCTGCCACCAGATAGATTTCGCGGGCAGCTTGTTTTCATCACCACCGGCTGCGATTAGCTCCTTTTCTGAGTAGGGAAGCGTACAACTGTGAAACCGCAACACATCGGCACCAAAGGCCGAACCATCAACCTCAAAAAGCCGGACTTTATCGCCCGGCTCTAACTTCTGAATATCTGCGTTAATCATGGATGAAATGCCTGTATGAAAGTGGCGGAAAGCGAGTAATTGCCACCGCCCAGCGCGTTCGGCTTGTACTGCTCACAACGGTAAAGCCCCAAGGGAGATAACGGCGGTTTCCATTGAAAAGAAGTTCTACCAGCATGCCGATCGAGGAACCCCGCGATCGCTGAGATATAAGCCTCACTTCCCACAAAATTAAGATCCCAATTCTGGGCACGAAAGTTAATACCATCCCCCGCAACCTGCACGTACCCGTCCCCGAACTGCGCTTTACGTATTCGGAAAGTTGCATCCGCTGCCGCGTTGGTGCGTGGGCTCCACTGAAATGTTTCGATAGCCATCAGCGCCCCTTTATCGCTCGTTGAATAGTTCCACCCGGTCGCAGGTCCCGATCGCGCAATGTGCGGTATCGCTGATCGACATAACGACCAATATCAGCCCCAAACTGCTCATAGCCCACCGTGGCTTGGGTCGCCGTATTCCCTGAGCCATCGATATTGATAGTGACCTGCGGCGCAGCGCTCATGGCTTGCTGATTTGCCCCAACCATGCGAACACCGAGCGAACCATCAGCGCCACGCTTGAGCGGCATAATGGCTTCCGGCCCCGCCTCCCCCATAAGCCCCGCCCCTTTTGCGAAAGCAAACGTAGTCGGACGATCGACAATTTGCCCACTAAAGGCGCTCAGTGACGGCGACGCATATACGCCCCCCTTGGCATTGGGAACATAGTTTTGCCAGCCAGTCCCCATCCCCATATCGCCCGTAGCACCACCGGAGCCGCTCGCCGCGCCACCGGCTGCTGCACCTGCAGCACTCATACCAATACCAAACAGGGATGAAAGCAGGCTGGATGCCGCCATGCGGGTCTGAATTTTGATGAGGTCAGCGATAACCGACGTAGCAAAGCTGCTGAAATTGAACTTACCCGTTGTGGCAAAGGTCGCGACGCCATCAGCCATGGCATCAAAACTACTGACAGCCAAATCACGCATCTGCGCATACGCATTTTTGGAGGTTGCTACCCAATCGGATACCCCTTTGCGGAATCCTAACGAATAGCTTCCCTCCGCTTTAGCGCGTTCATCGGCGCTACTGCGTACAATGTCGAGTTGCTTTTGCTGTTCACTAGCTAAAAATGCTGTCTGCTGGGTGTAAAGGGCTGAGTTTTTATCTGTCACCTCCTGCTCTAGCTGCACGCGGCGCTGGGTAAAATCCTCGCGGATCTTTTGCTCCTCGAGCATTTGCTCATAGGCAGGCTGAGATAAGCTCATTTCCGCCAATTTGTTGGATTGCTCAAGCTGGAGCGCAGAAGTTTGCTTAACAGCATCCCGAGTTTGTTCCTGCAACTTCACGGCAAGCTGGCGCTGCTGGTTGGCTTTTTCCAGCGAGACGTTTTCTTGCAGTTGTGCGCTGAGTTGATCTTTCACCGCCAGCACGCTCTTCTGGCCAGCGGTCAACTGCTTGCCTTGATAGCTTGAAATCTCTTGCTTAAAGGCCACCAGCTTGCGCTCAGAATCCGTGAGCTTGTCGGCTTCTGACTGCTGGCTGCGTAATACGGCGGCTTGTTCTTGGAGTTGCTGAAGACGCTTCGCACCTTCATTTTCACTAAACGCTTTGGGTTTCACGCCATACTGTTTGTTAATGCCACGTAAAGCTTGCTGATATTCATCAGCCGTCAATTTCCCCGCTTTATAACGAGCAGTGATTTCCGTGGTAAGTCGTGCCTGCTCTTTACGAGGATCTGCACCCGCTTTTATCGCCGCGGAAATCTCATTCTCTGCTTTGAGTTGTGCTCGTGCATCGGCCTGCGCTTTCTGTGCCTGAGCTTGCCGCTCTTCGGCCTGTTTTTTTGCCTCCTGAGCTGGTTTATCCGACACATCTATTTTTACACCAGCGGCAGCGGCTTGCGCCTGAGCGGTCGCTAATCGAGCCTGACTGATAATGCTAAATGCATCTGATACGCTGGTCTTCAGGGACTTCCATGCGCCCTCGAGCGCACCCACATCACTTTCTTGCGCTTTGACCTTTTGGTTAGCGTCTTCAAGAACCGCTTTTTGTAAGATCCCGCTGGCTTCGGTTTCTTTACCTTGACGGCTTAACGTAGCGATCTGCTCAATTAAGGTGCTATTGAAAATAACGCCCTGATCAGTCAAGTCAGACATGGCTTTAAGAGGGTCATTACGCAGGCTTGTCAGCCGGTTCACTAATTCGTCTGAACTGGCCCCCATTTCCTCTAAGCGCGTTCCCAGCGTCGCAACCTGTTCGAGCATATCCCCCGCAAATCCCGCACTCACTGCCGCCGATACCGCTTTAACTGCGCCTTGCGTTCCCCCTAAACGATCGGTTAATAGCCGTAGTTGGTTAACGGTCAATCCCGCCGTGTTACCACTCTTCAATAAGGCATTATTAAATGACTGCGTCTCAGCTTCAGTGCGTTGATACGCGGTATACAGAGCGGTGGCCGCAGACACTGCCACCATGATCCCTAGCCCTACGGGACCACCGAGCAAGCTCATTGCGCTACGCATTAATCCGGTACTGACCGCCGCCGCGCGCGCAGAAAATGAGACTTTCTGGTTAGCCACACTTATCTGATTGAGCGAACTCAGAAGTTGCGTTTTCCCCGCAGCCTCACTCACATCGGCTGCCAAGACAGCCTTGGACGCCGTAGCCATTTGTTGTTTGGCCTTAGCCTCGGCAAGATCCGCCTCTCTGACCTGCCGATTGATTTTGACGTACTCATCCTGATAGCTAACCGCAAGGCCGTATTGCTGGTTAACCTGTGTCTGAGCGGCATAAAACCGCGCTAACTCCTGCGCCTGCTCGCGGGATGCCTGCGCACTTTCTCGACTCCGTTTCGCCGTGGCAATCTGCGCTTGCGCTTGCGTTCGCGCCGCTTGTGCGTTTTCAATCTGCTTGCTGGCAGCCTCGGCGCTGGCCTGCGCGGAGGCCCGCGCCAGCTCACGCTGAGAATCCCAGCTAACAGACAACTTATCGAACCCGGTGAGCGTTCGCTCAATGCTCGGGATCAAGGCATTGGCGAGCGTACCTGCAGCAACGTTGCTACCCGATGCAAAACTGCTCACGATAGTACGGATCTGCTCAAATCCGCCGCCTGATTGACTCAGCGCATCAGATAATGAGCGAATTTTAACGCCGGTATTACGCGCCTGCGCGCCGGTTTGTGCCAATGCCACGCTGGTTTTAGCCGACTCTTGCTGCGCCTTGGCGGTGAAACTTTTCGACGCGGTTTCTGCGCTGCGGTATGCGTCCACAATCTGCGACTTAAATCCTGCCGAGTTGAGGTGGAGCGCGACCGCTAAACTGGCAACATCACTCATAGGTTTAATTTCCTCATGACATCCGCACACTGCGCCTCAACATCACTTTTCAGTAACGCTGGTAAAGGGGGCTCGGTTTCGGTGTGTGGGTTTTCTGGCGGGGCAGGATCGTCAAGTGCAAAGAACGCACGCCAATGTTGCAAAATGCTGGCAGGCAACGCGGCAATTTTTCTCGGGTCTGCCTCCCCCCAACGATCGGCTAATGTGAATATCAGCCGAAGCAGAGGGGAGTCGGTTAGTTTTTTTGCGCTTCCTCCAGCGTGCCGTAACTGTGGCGCTGGACTAATAGGCTGGCATCGAGCAGCGCGGTATTTGCGTGAGCACGCAGTAGCTCATCGGCGGTCGGCAACTGTTCAGCGGGAATAGCTACCCCCGTCTCATCAACAATGGCGCTTAACACTAACTCAGCACCGAGCAGGCTGGTTGCGTGCGCATCCTCTTTATCTTGTAGTGCCTTGAGCTTGGCCTCGTAGTCATAAAGCTCGCCCAATGTCAGTTGGCGAATAGAGACGTTTGCGCCAAACAGCTGGCAGGCAAGAATATTGGCTGAAGGGGTGAGCAACGCCGTTTTCAGGTTTTTCATAGCATGTCCTTGATATAAAAAACGGCCCGTAGGCCGCATAAGAGATTAAGAAATCGCGATAACCGCGTCCGAGCTGGTGACCGGCGCTAATGCCGCAGAGGAAATCACAACGTGATAGGTTCCTGCATCGCTCGCCGTGACGGACGCTTTGGTCAGCGTATTTGCGTTGGCACCCGGTACTGCTTTGCCGTCTTTAAACCACTGATAAGACAGCGGCGCCCCGTTGCTTGCCGAGGCGGTAACTGATAAATCCAACGCATCGCCTGCCGCCAGTGTTGCGCCAGTAGGTTGAACCGATACGTTGATCACGGCTTTGGGACAACACCCCACTTCAGGTTGTTTTGTTTACCCTGTACGGTGATCTGGATGACCTCACTTGCCGGAGCGGTGATTTCGTTCATCTGCCAACCGGATAACGCCAGCAGCATTGTGGCCGTTCGGCGGTTCGGTAGCTCAATATAGAACTGCACCGTTTGGCGTGCTTCAGCGGCATTTAAGAAATCAGCAAAATCCTCGTTATCAGGATCGTCAACAAAGCCCAGCGATTTTTCAGGCCCCTCCGGTAAATCAGAAATAAACTGTTTGCTGGTATCAATCAGCGTGGTGCAATCCACAAAACTACCCGTCTGACCCGTTGCCCCCAACGCCTTACAGTTAATCAGCGGTTTTAACGCGGCAACCTCAGCGCCTACCGCGCCCCATTTCACCACGGTACCCGCAGGCAGCATGGCGTATTCTGGCGAAGTTTTTTTATCATCAGCCATCGTTTTCTCTCTTCATTTGGTTGGTATAGCGAGTGCTATTGGTTTTGTTCAATACCGGCGCGTAACTCGACGGCGAGAACGCGAAGAATGCGGGATTTGTTGTAATCCATGGCAGGACGGATAAACGGTGCTGCCACCTGTTTGATGGTGCCGAACTCTTGCGCCAGCGCCTTCATATGGTGCTTTTTGCTGGGGCCGACTCTCAGCGTAATCACCGTAAGGTACTTATCATCATTCATGCGGCTAGTGCTGCGGATTTTGATGGTATCGCGCATGTGCTCACCGGCGCTGGTGTCGTCGAATCCTGCGTGCGCTTTCATATCTTCCAGTACCGGAGCCAATGCTTCGCGCCCCGCGTTACGCATTACTTTGACGGCCTTATCCCCCATGGCCAATAATTGCCGCTCAAGCTCCTGCAGTCCTTTCACCTCGATAGTGATCATGGGGAAACCTCG